TTTTTCAGTTGGAATGTTAAAAAATAACATATGCTAAAAAATATAATAATGCTCCCCTTTTATTTATTAATGGGGGGCATTGCAATGGTACTTTGTGGTTTATTTAGCCTAGGTGAAATATTTATTAACAAATAAATGGCTACCTATACATACCAACAACTTTATGGGTCAGGATCAATAGGGGAAAATCTTGTAGGTTTAAAACTTTTTACATTTACTAACCCAAGTGGATCTTCTTATTTTACAATGGAAACTAATCGTAATAACCAAGGGTTTTATGATTCATCTTCCTTAACAAATTTTATAGGAACATATGTTGTTTCAGAATCAATGGGTCAAGTTTCCTCTTCATATATATCTAGTGTTGTGGTACAACCAGGGGTTAGTTCATTTACATTTACCCCCACATATGCAATAGTTTCAGGTTCAAATTACTATTTAAGAGGAACAGGAATGTATTCTCTTACTATTTCTTAAAATTTACTTGGTTACCTAGTATTTTATTCGTATATTATTATTATAAACAAATAAAAATAAAGGTTATGTTAAGTGAAGAAAAAATTGCAAAAGCAGTAAAAATTAGCTCAATTGGAATCCTAATTGGAGCTTATTTCATGACAGGGCTATATGGTTTAGCTTTCGTTGCCGGTCTTATAGTAGGAGATTTGGTTGGAGGTAAAATATTTAAAGACTAAATATCATGGAAAACCCAAAAAACGAAAAAGCAAGAAAAATTACCACTGCGGACGGAACTATTATGCATACATTTAATGGTAAACTTCACAATTGGGAAGGCCCCGCTTTAATTCCAGAAGGTAATAATCGCAAACGTGAATATTATTTAAATGGAATTAAAATGAGTGAAATCCAATGGAATGAAGCTCTTAAAGGTAGAAATGGTTTACCTTGGTATAAAGGATCAGGCGCTCGTTTTTAAAAATAAAACTGATGGTTTATTTAATGTAAAAAATCCCATATGAAACGTTTAACAATTAAAGAAGCAAAAAATTATGTTCCTTATTGTAGAACTCCTCTAGCACCTCAACCAAAATATTATTCTTCTTATTCTGATAAAGATGGATGGGATGTAGTTAAGTATTACACAGGACGTTTAAGACAAAGTACTGAAGGTGGTAAAGGAGATCAATATGTTTACATTATGGTTAACCCATCTATGCCTCAAATGCTTAAAGTAGGTTATACAAAAAATGATCCTGAGGAACGAGCCGTACAATTAAGTAAATCAACAGGTGTTCCTATGCCCTTCGAAGTTATATATACATATAGTTGTTTTAATGGGGAGCGTATCGAAAAGGAAGTACATAAGATTTTAAAGCAAAAACGTGTTAGAGGGGAAAGGGAATTCTTTTATGCTACTTTAGAAGAAATAAAACAAGCTATTAAGAAGGTAGGAAACATATTTGATTAGATATTTATATGAGAATAATTATTTAATTATTTAGAATCAATGGTTTAACACGTGAATTCAATTTTAAAATAGTATATACATAGAATAATGGGAATAAATGGGATATTTGCACTTTTTGGGTTTCCTGGAGGAGATGAAGAGCCAAAGGAAGATATAAAAATTAAGAAAGAAATTAATGATTATAAAAAAACCCCCTATTTTAAAATGGGGATGTTTTTAAAATTAATAATGAATGGAAATATTTTTAAAAAACAAATTATAAGTTTTTTCTCTAAATCTGATCCTTTTTTAGATAGTGAAGGGATTGATGATGCCGGGGAATTTATGATGTTTAGTAGGGCTTATTTCTGGATTGAAGAATTTAAATTTAAAAGTAAAATTTGGAAAGAAGATTTAAAAAAACATTCAGATCAAGAATTTTTAACTGCAGTAAAACTTTCTATAAATTATTTTGAAGGTACAGAAGAATATGAAAAATGTGCTCATTTAAAAAAGATCCAAACTTTAATTGAAAAAAACATTCAAGAAATTCAAAAGTCCGTGACTCCCTAAAAGAAAGTTATTACCTTTAATTATATTTTGATTTTAACATTATTAGAATATAAAGTAAATAAGTAATCAAATAAAATAACATAAATGTATAATAAAGAATTATTATTGAGACGGATGGAGTCTCTTGAAAGTAAGTTAAAACGTATGAGACATGCTTTAAATGAAAGAAATGTTGAATCCGCAAGGGAAATTTTGCAAGAAGTTTTAGAATTGAGAGATGATATAACAGCAATAGTTGAACGTGAACATTAAATAAACCAAAATAAATAAAAGTTATGAATTTTACAGCCGAACAAATCCAAGAAAATTGGGATGAATTAATGGGGTATATTAATGAATATATTTCCGAACCTCGTAAAGAAAAATTATTAGAATTTTATTCAACGTATGCTGAACGTTTAATATTAATGCCTGCTGCGCATAAAAAAGAATATCATAATGCTTTCCCCGGAGGATATGTAGAACATGTTTTACGCGTTATTCGATGTGCTCTTAAGCAAGCTGAATTATGGAATGATGAAGGATGTGATATGTCTACTTTCACAGTTGAAGAATTAGTATTTTCAGCACTTAATCATGATTTAGGTAAAATGGGAGATGAAGAACAAGATTCCTATATACCTCAGACAGATAATTGGAGACGTGAAAAATTAGGAGAGGATTATATGTTTAATACTAAAGTCGCATTTGCTTCAGTTCCTGATAGAGGATTATTTCTACTTCAATCACATGGCATTCAGTATACATTTAATGAAATGATTGCTATTCAGACACATGATGGTCTATATGATGAAGCAAATAAAAAATATTTAATAGCTTATATGCCAGAACAAAAACCCAGAACATCATTACCTTTTATCTTACATCAGGCGGATTTGATGGCAGCACGTATCGAATTTGAACGTGAATGGTTGCCTAAATTAAAAGAAGGTAAAAAACCCGTGGATGCCGGAAAAGGAAATTATACATTGGGGAATAAGCCAAACATGTCTAAAAAGACATCTACCAAAACAAAGGCGTTAGGTACATTTAAAAGTGAAGGTTTAAAAAATTTATTTGATCAATTATGATAACTACTGTAATAATTTGTGTATTGTCTATTTTAGTCGTAATCTTAGGATTTACAACTTTTAATCTTTTAAGAAAAAATGAAAAACAAGAAGATATAGTAGTTAGTTATTTAGAATATCTTGATCGTTTATCTCGTACAATTGAAATTTCTGATAAAAAATTAAAAGAATTAGATAGAGGTGGTGTATTTGAAAAAGATGATGAAGTTGGAGTTATTTTCCAATCAATAATAAAAATACAAGAAATCCTTAATGAATTCAATGTTAGAAAGTACAATCGAAATGCCTAAAAAAAAAGTAAGTAAAAATTATTTTACTCAAGAAACAGAAGATGCTATTGTGCTTTACAACAATACTTTAGATTTTGAAGTAAGAAGTAAAATATATGAAGAAAAAATACACTATGCTTTCTTCAAACTTACTCAAAATATAATCCACACATTTAAATTTTATCATACCGAAGTAGATAACTTAGAACATTTACAACACGAAATAATAGTATTTTTATTATCGAAAATACATTTATTTGATCCTAAAAAAGGTGCTAAAGCATATTCTTATTTTGGTACTATTGTTAAACGTTGGTGTATCTTATATAATGACAAAAATTATAAAAGTAAAATTCAAAAAGTATCTACTGATGAATTATTTAAAGATGATACTCACTCATGTGAGATAGAACCTAATAACTCAAATGAAGATTTATCTATGTTTTTAGATAAATACGTTAATTTTGTTAGTATAAACATATATAAACTATTCCCTAAACCATATGATGCTAAGATTGCAGATGCTATTTTAGAATTGTTTCGTAAACGAGATAATATAGACATATTTAATAAAAAAGCACTTTATATCTACATCCATGAAATGATCCCAGATGCTAAAACTCCTAAAATTACAAAAATAGCAGGAGTTTTATATGATATTTTTAAAAAAAATTATTTGTTTTATTTAGAAGAAGGATATACAAAGTTCTAATTCTAATAATTTTCTATATTTATCCCCAAAAATACATATGAGTAATTTAGAATCAAATGTTTGGGGTAAAAAGAAATTTTGTGATATCCTTAAAGAAATATACGATAACCAAAAGAAAAAAGAAACACAAATCTCTGCTTTAATAGGTGAATTAAAACCACTTATTAATGATATTGGTGATGCTACTTTAATTGTTCCCCTAATTAAAGAATATATGGAATTAGGAATTAAAAATGATGAGCAATTAGTTAAAATGGCAACTATTATTCAACGTGCTATTGCTTCAAATAAATCAGAAGAAGAAGGATTTGGTATGACAGAAAATGAAAAAGCTCAATTATTATCTGAAGTTAAAAAATTTAATTCTAAAGACTAATGGGGGCTAATAAATATGGGTCGTTTGGTTTTCCTTCTATGGTTAACAGAGCTTCAAAGAAAAAATCTTCTAGAAAAAGCTCAAACAATAATAATCCTATTATAGTTAGAGTTATTGATACTTATTCTCCCTTAGAAGGGGACAGCAGTCAAAATTATTTAATAGGAACTATTAGTGGAGAACAAGTTACTAAAAATAATGTACCTACTAATAGATTAATATCACCCATCTATCCTAAAGACCCATATAAAACAATTATTCCTTTAATAGGAGAATTTGTTCAAATTACTAAGGTTATAACCCCAAATTTTGCAACAGGAAGATGGGTTTATGAATCTCCTATAGCATTATATGGACTTACCTCAGTA